TTGACGAGCTGGGTCAGGAGCTCTCCCCCGCGCAGATGGCCGAGCGCATCGTCAATGAGGACGCGCCCTGCGACTACATCTACTGGCAGGACTTCTTCTACAGCCCCGCACGCAACTGGCATGAGGTCCGCTGGGTGGCCCGCCGCGTCTACATGACTGAAGACCAACTGAGGGCGCGCTTTGGTGACGAGATCGCCAAGATCGTGCCCCTGTCGAGCAACAGCCACCCCAAGGACGTGAACGACCAGACCACGAAGTTCGACCCGTGGAGCAAGGCTGAGGTGTTCGAGATCTGGTGCAAGGAAAAGCGCAAGGTCTACTGGTACGCCAAGGGCTGCGACGTGATCCTCGACGTGAAGGACGACCCACTGGGCCTCGACGGGTTCTTCCCGTGCCCCAAGCCCGTGATTGCCAACGTCACCAGCTCCAACTTCCAGCCCAAGTCCGACTACTTGTTCGCACAAGATCAGTTCAATGAGCTTGATGAGATCAACACCCGCATCACCTGGCTCACGCGTGCGGCCAAGGTGGTGGGCGTGTACGACAAGAGCGCCGAAGGCATCCAGCGCCTGTTCAACCAGGGCACCGAGAACCAGCTGATCCCCGTGGACAACTGGGCGATGTTCGCTGAGCGCGGCGGCGTCAAGGGTCAAGTGGACTTCATCCCAATTCAGGACGTTGTGAACGCCATCGACCACCTGCGCCAGTACCGCCAGGACAAGGTCATGCAGATCTACGAGGTGCTGGGCATCTCCGACATCATGCGTGGCAGCTCCAAGGCCAGCGAGACGGCTGCAGCTCAGCAGATCAAGGCGCAGTTCGGAAGCACTCGCATTCAGCTCAAGCAGTTCTACATCGCTGAGTGGATTACCGGCGCGTTGCGCATCAAGGCCGAGATCATCTGCAAGCACTTCCAGCCCGAGACGATCATTCGCCGCAGCAACATTGAGCGCACGCCCGATGCACCGATGGCCATGCAGGCGATCGAGCTCCTGAAGAACGAGCAGCTCTCCGAGTACCGCATCAACATCGAGGCCGACAGCATGGCCGCACTGGACTGGGCGGCCGAGCGCGACGCCGCCGTGCAGTTCATGCAGGGCCTGGGCGCGTTCATCAGTCAAGTGGCCCCGATGGCCCAGCAGGTGCCGGGCGCCGCGCCTGTGCTGCTGTCTCTCCTGCAGTGGAGCGTCAGCAAGTTCCGCGTCAGCACCCAGATCGAGGCTGTGCTCGACCAGTCGATCGGTGGGCTCAAGCAGACGATGGGCCAGCCAAAGCAGCCCGACCCGATGCAGCAGGCCATCGTGGCCGAGAAGCAAGCCGGTGCTGCCGAGCGTGCTGCCAAGGCCAAGAACACCAACATGGAGGCGCTGGGCAAAGAAGCCCAACTGCAGGCGATGGGCATCATGCAGCCGCAGACGAACCTACCCCCTGCGCAGCCGCAGATGCCCCCGCCGGTCAATGGCATGCCCCCGATGCAGTGAGGTGACACATGAGCAAGGCAGAAGAATTTGTGAGCCTGGTCCTGCTGGACCGCGACCTGGCGCAAATCGCGCATTGGAAAACCAAGAGCTACGCCGAGCACAAAGCGCTGGGCAAGTTCTACGACAGCTTGCTTGAGCTGCTCGATGGATTTGTCGAGCAGTACCAGGGCTACTACGGCGGCCGCATGGACATCAAGCGCGCCGACGACGACCAGAAGGCCGACATCCGCGAGGTGCTTGAGTACCGCTCCGAGTGGATCGAGATGTACCGATACCAGATCTGCGACGAGGACGAGACATCGCTGCAGAACACGCTCGACGAGATCGTGCGCCTGTACCAGAGCACCCAGTACCTGCTGACGTTGGAGTGACGAAATGGATGCCCAGTCTTTGATCGACGCACTGCGCGCTCGCGCAAAGAAGTTTGTCTCACTCGATACCCCCGGCGACCAAGACATGGCCGATGTGGCCACCGACATTGGTGCTGGCTTTGTCCCCGGTTTGGGGACGGCGCTAAGCGCCCGCGACTTTGAACGCGCCCGGCGCGAAGGTGATGCGCTTGGCATGGGCCTTTCGGCTGTTGGCATGGTCCCCGTCCTGGGCGGCGTCACGCGAGGCGTGAGCAAGGCCGCAAAAGAGGGCATGACAGCCGCCGAGAAGGCCTGGATGACCCGCATGGAAAAGGTGGCGCGCAACAAGGGTGTACAACATCGCGAGGCTTTGCGCGAAGGCGGCGAGACCATCGTGGACGACCTGCACACTTTTGCGCCGCGCACCATCATTTCTCCCGAACAGCTGTTGGGCAAGGTTGGCGTGCAGGTGCAGGGCGATCGCAGCCGAGCCGCTGCGTTAATTCGCCAGCTTCGCGGCATCCCGCTTGAGGAAGGCGTGCGGTTGGAGGGCGGCCCTGCGTACGCGCAGCTCAACAAGGAGCTGGGCACCGGAGCTGGCTGGGCCAGCATGAAGGGCGCTGCAGCCGGCAAGCAGAAGCAATTTGAGCGCGCTGCCGACGCGACCGGCCGCGAGCCGATTGGCGTTTACAGCGCGATGGGCTTGGACGGGGTGGACTTTGCCACCCCGGTGGCCGAGTCAATGATTAAGGCGCTGCGACTGCACCGCCCGAACAAAGCGGCCATCGCCGCAGCCGACAAGGAAATTCGCCGCCTCGCGCCCGAGTTTGTCGGCCTGCAGTCGCAGGACGCGCTGGCGCAAGCGCTTGGCAGGGGCGGCTTCCCGATGGAGGGTGCTGGCCAGCTGCGCAAAGCGATTGCCAACACGCTGAAGAAGGCCGAGTACCAGAACCAGGGCTTCCCGGTTTACGACGACATCATCCAGGCCGTGACGCAGCCCCAACTGATGGACGTGCCGATCGGCGCATCTGGGTTCACGATGTTCCGCGCCAAGCCTGGATCCCCGCTGATCACGGGCGCGGACGTGAAGATGCCTCACGGGTCATACGACAGCGTGATTCCCGGTGAATACATCGGGGGTCTTGAGCGCTCGATCCCTGCTGAGGTGATGTACCCCAAGACCTATGAAAAGCACCTGGCGCTTGGCCGCAACCCTGCGCAAACGCACCGCTCCATGCAGGTCAACAACTCGGACTACGAGGTGTTCGATCAGCAGTGGCTGGACGGGGTCATGAATTACCTGCGCCGGGGCGGTCAATGAGCGCCTGCAGATTGACAGCCAGCGCTTCCATGCGCTTGCGCACCTCGTTGGCGATGTCCATCTGCACCGCCTGCGGCAGCGCTGAGAATGCGTCCGCAAACCTGCACACCGTCTCGGCGGTGTCTGGGTCGTATTGGACCTGAATGACTGTTTTCATTTGATCACCTCACCATTGAGTTTATCACAACATGACGAGACGCCGATTCATCCAAAGACGCGAGCCGCCCTACGACCTGATCGAGATCACCGACGACTACCAGCCCGAGGTGCGCGCTGATTCCGGCGCGCTGTGGGGGGATCGGTCCTATGACGGTCTACGAGCACCCGACGGCACCGACATCAGCACGCGGACCAAGCACCGCGAGTACATGAAGGCCGCGGGCGTGACCACGATGGACGACTTCAAAGATTCCTGGGCGAAGGCCAAGGAAAGCCGCGAGCGGTACTACCAGCAAGGCGGCTCATTCAAGCGTGCCGACATAGAGCGCGCCATTTATCAACTCCAGAACAGGTAAACCATGAGCGAACCCACGACGACCATGCGCGACGCCCTCGAGGCCGCGTTTGAAGAAGCAGAGAAGACGCCTTCCGCGGCCGCGCCCGAGCCGGTCGTGGAGGTGATCGACACAGACCCAGCGCCAGCTGACGCACCCGCGGCCGAAGCGCCCGAGGCCAACCAGGACCTGAACGCGCTGGCTGAAGGAAACAAGGACGAGCGCCCCCGCGACGAGAACGGCAAATTCAAGGCGAAGGAAGCCCCGGAAGCAGAGCAACCTGCGCAAGAGCTGCAGGATCAAGGTATGCAACCGGGTCCGAAATCCGGACCCAAGAACCACCCCGACCGCGCTCCCCAAGCCTGGCGCCCCGAGGTGCGAGAGCACTGGGCCCAACTGCCAGAACCGGTGCGCGCTGAGATTGCCCGCCGTGAGTCCGAGCATGCCCGCTTCATCCAAGAAAGCAGCGAGGCGCGCAAGACGGCCGAAACCCTGATGAAGACGATCGCCCCGTACGAGGCCTTCATCCGCGCCGAGAACAGCAACCCGATTCAGGCCATCGACAACCTGATGAGCACGGCCGCCCGGCTGCGCACGGGCACCGCGCCCGAGCTGGCCCAGATGGTGGCTGGGCTGGTCAAGCAGTTTGGCGTTGGACGGTTCGGCAACGGCTTCATCGAGCAGCTGGACAGCGCTCTGGCTGGGCAAACCCCCGTCCAAGACCCCCAGCAGGCCGCCATTGAGCAGGTTCTGAATCAGCGCTTGGCACCGGTGCAGCAGATGCTGACCCAGTTTCAACAGGCCCAGCTCGCCCAGCAGCAGGCCGCGCAACAGTCGGCGCAGAACGAGGTTGCCGACTTCCTGAGCAAAGCCGAGTTCGGTGAGGACGTGCGCGAGGACATGGCCGACCTGATGGAGACGGCCACCCGCCGCGGTCAAAACCTGAGCCTGGCCGAGGCCTACAAGAAGGCCTGCCTGATGAACGATAACGTGCGCTCAGTGATTGCGCAGCGCGTTCGGGCCCAGGGCGCCCAGCAGGGCACCCAGGCCGCGCAGAAGGCGCGATCGGCTGCAGTGCAGGTTTCTGGCTCGGCCCCGATGGGCGCGCTCAAGCAAGATCCGACCGACGTGCGCTCTGCGATTGAGGCAGCCATTGCTGCATCCTCACGAT